ATAGCATGGCGGTTCAGTGTATCTAACCTCTCTTTGCCTTGAGAGTGGATAATTGGGTGGTCGCCAGTCGCAGTAAAGGAAGCTCCGTTAGAGAAATACGCGGTGTACACATTGTCTTCTTTAGTTGTACCAGCGTGGTAGACACGTTTGTAACCTTTGCGGGTAAGAACTAAATCGCCCACTTTAATATCCTCAATAGACTTTTCTCCTTCAGAGGTAGTAATCCTAGTCCCAGCAATAAAACAAAAGTGGTCTGGTCCGTTACGTTTCCATACGTACTCACTACCATAAAGAGTTCTGTCGTCCTTGCCTTTTTGTTCTTTGGCTACAATCTTTTCACGGTACATATTGCCAAACATAGCAGCAAAATCTGCCCACTCATCTTTAGTACCATTAAGGATGATACGTCCCGTATCACGTAGTTGTTCTACTACTAGAGTCATCATACGGTTACGATCTACCCGTACCTTCCAGTATTCATCGTTACTACCCCACTCAATAGGTTCAATGCTTTTGCGGTCTTTATTATAGAAACAGAGGAATACTCTACCGGGGTACTCTGCCTGTAGTTGGCGTACTCCAATAAGGTCACCACCTTGGTCAAATACTGCTATAGATTTAGGCCATCGTTTAAGTAGTTCTTTGATACGGTCATATGGTGTTTGACTGGCACTGATAGTCGTGGCGTGTTCATAATAGAAAACCCCTTGTTTATTCATACACACAAAGTGAATGCCATGACCAGTATCTGCACCAATCACCACACGGTCTGTTTGGTCGTTTACTATGTCTACACAGTTACGCAGTACCACTGCTGGGTCAATACGGTCATCTGAGTCTACATACGGGAGTCCTAGTACGTAGTTATAGAAGTATTGTTTGTCCTTTAGCGGGTCATTGTATGCGTCTATTATCTGCTTGGCAGTCTTGTTATACAGCATTAACTGGCTTACGTGCCAGCCTGAAAATAGGTAATCCCCTGCTATTTCCCCAGTCCACACTACGCCGTCTTGGTTCTTCCAGCGTCCTTTATAGGCTCTGTCTTCTTCGCTTAAAGTCTCTTTACAGTGGCTACAAATAAAGCGTTCGCGGTCTATGTCTACGTTTTGAGGCCATTGTAGGGTTTGTTCAGTGTCACACTTAGAGCAAGTTATATACCATTCTTTCTTATCTGACTGTTGCCAGTATACGTCTACACCATGCCCTGAAAGGCTAGGGTGACTAAAGTACCAACGCCAACCACCATCTTCTTGAGCTTGGAGACGGTTCTCGTACTGCACAATAACATTTGGATCTGACGCGTCTACCTCGTCGTGGATATTAAGCCCTGACGGAATCATCATAGCTTGCTTAGAAGTAAACGTACCTCGGTAGAATATCATTGATTCTCCTACTGATTTTTGTTCTACCGTGTCGTGGTCACGTACCCATTCCATTAGGATAGGGTTCTGAGCGATAATACGGTTAAAAGAACCACCTACCATGTCCTGTACGTCTCCTTGGGTGGGTAAAGTATAAATAATCTGTCTACGTAGGTTTTTAGCTACCCATAGTGATTTAAGGGTATTCATTACGGTAGCACCAATTTGAGGTGGTTTTAGGAACGCCTGGCGTGGGCTTAAGTCGTTATATATAGCTTTGAGCCACGGGCGTTTACTAAAGTCTAGAGGTAGTCCTACTTCATTTTTAATCTTATTTTGAAGTGTCCATGTATATGGATATAAGTTAGCTGCCTCGGCTAACTGTTCTGGTGTGTAGTTATCCGATACCATTTAGTTTTTTAGCTAGCTCTTTGATTTCATCACTAGGTTCATTTACAGTCATATCTACTACATGACGTTCTGGTGTCTTGCCGTGTATCTTGTCCATCATATAGGCGTGGAACTTATGGTTACCTTTAATAGAATGTTTAATGCCAGCCTCTAACATCATTGTCTCTATCTCCTCTGGGGTCTTGCCTTGAGCTGCCGCTATCTTATTTAAAGCGTCACGATAAATAGTCGCGTAGTTACGTTGTCCAGCAGGTCTGCCCGGTCCACCCGGTGTCAAATTAGCCAATGACCTCGATTTTCCATCGATTATTTCGTTGTCTTTTGCCATAAATGTGTTACATCTTCATTATTCAATATAATTGTTGGATTGTCCACATAGTCTACGTATCTTTGTACTATTACGTCTGTATATTTCTCTGAAAGTTCCATACCATAACAGATACGACCTGTTTTTTGTGCTGCTATTAGGGTTGAGCCTGAACCTAAGAATAGGTCTAGGATTACACCGTTTTGCTGTGTACTGTCAGTTATTGCTTTACTTACTAACTCAACAGGCTTCATTGTGGGATGTAGTTCATTCTTTGCTGTACGCTGTACACTCCATAAATCAAAACAGCTTCTACCTCCATAAAAGTTATGTTCCTCTACCCAACCATATACGATAGGTTCATATCTACTCATGTAGTCCGAGTTACTAAGTGTGTGGTTGCCTTTATCCCAAATAATAAGAGCTTTATAATCAAGGTTGTTTTGAGCTATACCATTAAATAAGTGATGAAGCCCTAACCTATACCAACAAATGTAGTAAGCACCGACTGTGAATAGACGTATGTTTGCTAAAAAGCCGTTGATAAACGCTTCTTTATCTTCTTCTTTTAGGTCATCGTTAATTAAACCACCGTGTTTAGCATTGTGAGACTTACTACCATCTCCATGTACATTACCTTTAAAAGCCATTAAATATGGCGGATCTGTAAAGGTAATATTAGCCTTTTTTCCATCCATAAGCCTTTCTACATCCTCCATTTTGGTACTATCACCACAAAGAACTCGGTGTGGGCCGAGTTGGTATAGGTCTCCTAGCTTTGATTTTGGTTCTTTTGGGGTATCAGGGACAGCATCGTCAGCCTCTTCTGGTTCTAAGAGTAAGTCCATATCGAAGCCAGTTAGCTCTTGGAGGGCTGGGTCGTCTATGTCTTTTAGTTCTTCTATTGCTAATTCTAAGTCCCAATCTGATTCGTTTAGTTTATTGTCTGCTAGCCGGTAAGCTTTTACCTCTTTAGCGGTTAGCTCTCGGCCTTGTTTGCCTGAAATGGTGTTACCTTCGTTATCGGTTACCCACGGTTCATCCATGCCTTCAGGGTGTTTTTGCCATGCGGTGTATCTTCCATGCCCAACAATAATAATGCCGTTTTTGTCTACTACTATTGGTTGCTGCCAACCAAAACGTTGGATTGAGTTAGCTATTAACTGTATCTGTTTTTCTGGATGCTTTTTAGCATTGTCTGCATACGGCTGTATATTCATATATACAAATATACACCAGACCATGTGATGTATCTAGTGTATAGGTGTGTGTTTTACAGTGAAACTTGGCTTTTCAATTGTTGGATTTCATCTATCTTCCACATACGATCTGCTTCACAGGCTTTATTCAATGCTTGTTCTACTCGCAGGTCAGCCTGTAGTTCTCTGACTGTTCCGTAAGCGTAAATGCCACCTGTTACCAACCAAAGGATGAGAATTGCTATTGTTACTTTCATACTGTTTTTTCGATTAAATCTGAAATAGTTAATTTTGTACCCCACTTTATGTTAAAAGAAAGGATTTCTGTTGAAAGTTTATTGATGTCATTTAATAATTCAGGATTTTCTTTTACCCAACTTTCAAATAGTTTATTTACAATTAATTGGACTGCTTCTTTTTTCATGTTTTTCCTTATTTTTAAGGCCATTACGTCTGGCTGCTGCTTTCTTTGCTTCACTAGTTGATTTGCCACCAAGTCGTCCTAATTCGACTGCTGCTTGGTTTTTGGTACGTTTGTTTACTGCGTTGACATCTATCTGATTACTGCTCATTTTTTATGTCTTTCTTAAGGAGACGTTCCATCTTACTGAATGATGGGATTTCCTTGTGCTTGTAACGGTTTACCTTGGTTTTGTTTTGAATAGCTACGTTAAGTGCCTTTTTGTTGTCCTTGTGGTGAAGGACGGTCATTTCATGCTTCATACATTTGTTGTTCCATTTTGTTAGCTTGTAACCATTGGTCGTTGGTTCCTATCCATTCTAATCTTTCTTCCCAGTATTCTTGTGTGTTGTCCACTGTTAGGGTGAGAAAGGTGAGGCGGGGGAGTAGTTCGTAAGCGTACATGTTAGTTGCCGATGGCATTGTCGTATGCCCAGTCTGCGTTATCTATCATTCGGGCTACTCGTATAAGTTCTGCTGCTACTTCGTCATTACCTTCTTCTTTTTCTAATCCAGCGAGCTGATAAAGTGCTTCGCTGTCTGAAGTTTCCATTGCCTTGGCAATTTCTTCTTCGCGTTCCCATCGTGCTTCTTGCTCTGAGTAACTCATACTTGTTGGTGCAAGGTGGTTAGCTCCTTGCTTACCTATATACTATACCCAAGCGGTTGGCTTGTCAAGCACAATAAAACCCACCTGTGGATAGTGGGTTTTACGGTGAAACTAATCGTGGGTTAAAAGCCTATTTAGAGCCGTATTTGGGTCTCCTTCACGTACTTCTATGAGCTTACCCCACTTCCACATCCAGCCTTTCCAGTTGCCATCTTCCATTTGAATGATTGATATAGCTTTGTGATTCTTTTCCGGGTTGTGTTCTACTTTACGTTCTAGTTCTTCTGACATACTTCTTTTTTTACTGCTTTATAACAATTACTACAAAAGAGGTCGTGGCTGGTGGCTACCTTTCCAATAGGGAGCATTACCTTGCGGGTTTGAATAAACCACTTCTGTTTTCGACAACCTTCGCACTTTCCTCTGATTTTAAATGTACTACTCATAAGTTCCTTTTTTAGTGACATGCCACCCGTGGCAGTCTGGGCATTGATAAATTCTTACATCTTTGTCTCTGGCTCTGCCTACGTATTTTCTAGTCCGGTAAACTTCATTTTTAGTGTATCTCTTTTTACCATGACATTCTGGTTGTGATGGTGTGGCTTTCATTTTACCGTTGAATGAGACTCTGTTGTTCCTGCTGTGGCATTTCCATACGAGGGAGCAATACGATAGTAGGGGCAGTGAGCACGGTGGCTGCTACGCTAACTGCATTCTTCACTGCGTTGAGTACCACGTTCTTCGGATCTACAATCCCTGCTTCAAACATGTCCACCAATTCCCTAGTTTTAGTGTTAAAACCAATAGTGCCTCCTATCTCTGGTGTGTTTTCGATACCACTGTTATCACAGATAGTCCTGAGAGGCGCTGTGAGGGCTGTAGAGAGGATTTTACCTCCAATTGTGATTGGTAGTACCTGAATGGTGTTTAGTAACGCCACACCGCCACCAGCTACAATACCGCCGTTCAATGCCTGAAATGCCGCTGCAATGGCATCTTCTACCTTAAGACGACGGTATGATAGGGCTGACTCTGTTTGAGCGCCTACAAAGTATCGTGCGGTCTTGGTATTGAGCCGGGCTACCCGTAGGTCTGACTCTTCGGTATTGTCTTCTTCTAGTGCCTTAATATGCTCTGAGACATCGTTTATGCCATCTAGGAAGGTGTCCTGTTTGTCTATAATGATGTTCTTTACTGTCCCTAAGTGTTCAATAGACAAGTCCTTTAGCGGGAATCCTGCGGTCGCGTCTACTACTTTTGCGCCTGTAGCTAAAGCTAAGTCCTCAAACCATACGTCTTTAAAAAGGACAGGCATTTTTACAAGGACAATTCTAAAGCCCTTCTTTGCTCTGGTTAGAATTAAGTCGTTTATAATGAGTGGTTCAAAGTCATCAGCGAACACCACAATGTCCTTTACTTCCTTTTCGAACAGCTTTTGAGCGATACTGTTAAAGTCTGATGAACTGGCAATCTTCTGTTTAGTAAGGAGAATGTACGGGTTCTTAATGCGGATTTGGTTAGTATTCTGTCCTGTTTCAGTAGCGTCACACATATACGGTGAAGCGTAGGTTGCTCCCTCTACTGTGATACCTGAGCCAATAGTGTAGTGGTCACTACCAGTCTTAGACACATCCCAGTACACGATACCTTTATGTCCAATTTGTGCGTAGATTTCACCAATAGTGTCTCCAATTTCCTTGTCCTCGGCTGAAATAGTGGCTACCTGTTTCAACCTAATTATATCCATAACACCTTTTTCATAAATGTGTTGTGTTTGAAGGTCGAGGCTTTCTTCAATAAGGGGAATACAGTACTCTAAAGACCGCTTAATATCCATTGGGTGGTGGTCTTTGGTGTATTTTAATCCTTCTTCAATAATGGCGGCTGTGGTAACACAGGTTGTGCTACTACCATCACCACTAGATTTGTTTGCACGGTTGATAGACTCAAGGAGAATCTGTTTGCCTAGATTTTCAATAGGGTCAGCAAGGTGTACAGCATTTGCAATGCTGTAACCATCGTTTGTGGTCAGGTAGCCGGGCGCCTCGATAGCCTCAATAATGGCGTTATTACCCCCTGTTCCCATAGTACTACCTACAGCTTGGGCGACTTTATCAATACCCGCTTTCAGCTTGTCTTGGGCTGAAAAATGTAAATTGTCTTTCATTGTTTATATTCTCTAGCGTATAAAGGATCGTTGGCTTGAAGCGCTGAACGTATGTGAAACGATAAATACACATGGTTTGGTACATCATAAGGGAAGTGTATTTGTTTACCGCATCTGGTACAGCGTTCTAAGTAGCCTTGGCTTGTTTGTTGTATTTGTCGAAAGTCATGAAGGTAGTTGTTACGACATCCTGAGTTTTGGTAACGCTTACTCAGCATATTCTACAGCGCGAATGTTTGACCATTCTACGAGCCAATAGAATGAATCTCGGTCTTTAGGAAACTTAGCTGCTAGCCATGAATCAAAGTAGACCTTGTCTCCCTTATTAATCAATTGTGGTGGTTTACTGAGTGTTGTGCCTGTCCATACAGTTGTGTCGTCCTCAAAGTCAGCGTCATAGTCAATAACAACACCAATTTCTTGGTATGTTTCTCGGTCTGAAGCGATAAAAGACTCTTGGGGTAGTGGTTCGATGAGCAAATGCCCATTAACTGGCTTGATCATGTTCGTCTTCGTTAAACAAGTCTTGTAATGGTTCGTCTTCCACAATAGTGGCTTTGCCTTTAGGCTTGTCAGTTTCACTGTAAAACTTGGGGACTTTCTCTTCCTCTATTTTCTTAGTGACTGAATCAAATACCTTGTTTAGTAGGTTCATGTTACTTTTCTTCTTCTACGAATGGGGTTGGGATTGATTCCTCTTTAGGAGTTACATCCATTGCCTGATTTTGAATGATAGTCTTAAAACCTCCCTGACCATCAGGTACCCATTGTGGGTAAGTAGCGAAATCAATTTGATGTTTCTGTACTAGCTCACCGTATTCTTTAATAAAGTCTTTTGCTCGATCTTCTGGTGTTTTCTGTTCTTCTGACATATGTTTATCATTAATTTTAATTAAACTTTTATCCTGTTTTTACAGGTTCATTGATTTTTACGCTTACACGAGCGTCTTTAGAACGACCATACACTCGTACTAAATGGCGAAATGCAGTGGCAGTTTCACCTTTATGACCAAGGATAAGACCCATATCTTGTTTATGTACAGTCACTGTTAGCAGTACTCCCATTGCGTCCTGTGACTCATCAATAGTAATTGAGTCACGGTGTTTCACCATTGGAGTAAGTATTGTTCTGAGATATTCTGAGACTTCCATTGGTTTTAATTATACGACATTTTTGTCATTTGTAATAGACAGCATGTTCATAACATTTTCTATTGCTTCACGTTGGGGCATAAACGTGTTGTATCGTTCTTCTAATTTGTTGTAAGCTTCTTGCCCTAATTGTTTGATTTTAAAATCACGGTATTCTCCCTGTTTTGAATATTCCCAGCCGTGGTATCGGTCACCATAATGGCAACCGTAACAAAGAGTGTCGCAATTCTCTGGGTCAAATCTTGTTCTAGACGCTGCTCTAGGCCAAAAATGAGAGCATTGGAGGTGTTCCGTTTTACCACAGCGGACACATTTACCATCACGGTCTCGTATCCATTTAGAAAATGTAATGTCCGCTTTTTTTACGCTTGTTAGCTTTTTCTTTATTGGTTTACGTTTAAGATAGGTTTTCTTCATGGATTTTAATGAATTTACCACAAGAACAGACCCCCCATCGTTCGTCCCCTATTATATGTTCATGTACTCCCAACTTCTTTTCTTGTACTTCATCTTTGATTTCTGATCGTGTAAGGGTTTCTGCCTTAACCGCTGCGCTGGTTACACCTTCTTTTTCAATAAGGGGTATCGCCTCGTAGAGATTTGAATAGGGGATTCCTGCTAACTGCTGTGGCTCAATTCCGCCCTCAAGAACATAGTTTTTATGGACACTAGCTAGGATTGAAGCGTTACCTTTAGTCATTTTAATCTCTGCAAGAAAGTCTTCAAATGAATTAAAAGTACCTTCCCATAGGCG